GTCTTTCTTATGAGTCCACCACCACTTCGTTTATCAAAGTCAAATAGATTGCCTGTGAGTTGATCAGCAGCACCACCAATCATACGTTTCAATCCAAATCCACCACCTGATTTTTTCTTTTGGTTTACTGGTGTCTCTGTTGGTGTCTGTGTTGGTATTGGTGTGGATGTAGAAGTAGATTGCGGAGTTGCTATTGCTTTTATTTTATTCTTAATTTCATTTTGTTGTGCAGTGAGCTCCCTATATTTCTTCTTATCCTCTTTACTCATTTTATTTCTACCAGTACGACGAAGAATCTCTCTCTTCTCCTCACTTAATTCCCTAAGACGTTGCATGGGTGTCTGTCCAAGAACTACACCACCACCTTGCAATCCTTGAACTAAACCACCACCAGCCATTTTGGCACTAGCAGATATGTCAGCACCTAAATTATCCAGTTCAATCTGATCCTTGAGATTTACTAATTGTGCTGCGTGTGGGTTTTCTGCAAAAAACTTCTCCTTTTCTTCTTCTGTTATTAGACTCATTCCTCCAGAAAAAGTGGTTTTACCATCAACTGTTTTTGATTTTGATGTGGTCTTAAGACCCGTATTAAAATCAAAATTAGTATCTGATGTTTCTTTTGTTCTTGGACCTGGACCTCTCATCTTTGTAAGTTCAACACCTGGAGCATAAGTTAGTTCCGTTAAAGGAGGTTTTCCCTGCAATGCTCGTTCTTCATTAACAAACTTAAGCATATATGCTTCTTGTGTCTTTTATCTACTTCTGGATCAGTTACGACACCTGCTGATTTACCACCACCAGTAAATCCTTTGCGTTTCTTATTTGGCATCAAGACTGGGACATTTGTTCCACCAGCAGCTGCATTCATAGACTCCATCGTATCAACACCATACTGCTGTACAGCACCCTTAGACATAACAAACTCACCAGGTGTTAGCATAGCAGGAACAGTATCCCTATCACCTTGTCCACGAACCTTTCCACCCTTATTAAACTTCTGTGGTTCTTCATCATTATCACCACCACCTTGGAACATTCTACCCATACCAACTACAGCAGCACCAGTTCCTATAATATTCAGAGCAGCTCCTAACTTACCACCTTTTGCACCTCTAACTTGCCTTAGAACACCTCTTGCACCTTTAATTTTCCTTGCTGCTGCAAGTCTTGCAGCAAGTGCAACCAATTTAATTGTACCTGTTATCAATGTTTTGGATACAAATCTTATAAACTTACCCAGACCAGTTCCAAAGACAAGATATAAAGATAATAATTTACCCCAATTATTACTAAAGAATTTAATAACACTATCAATCTTACCTTGGTTTGCAGGATTACCAAACCATTTAAGTATGTTTAAAAATATTTTTCCTAAAATTAAATTTTTTATAAAACCAAATATCTGTCCGAATATACTTTGAACAGGAGCAATAATTTTATCACCTGTCTTCTTTAAAAATCCAGTTACTTTCTCTAAACGACTTTCCTGGTTTTCTCTATTTGCATTTTCTAAAGTCTGCTTTTGAAGTTTATTAGTTTCTACATCAAGTTTTTTCTGTTCTATTAATGTATTTTCTATTCTCCCAACTGCTTCTGCAATAGAATTTATCGTATCAACTAACCCACCCGATGCTGCATTCTTCTTTTGATCTTTAGATGGCCCTAATAATTTTTGAGGTTCTGCATCCCTACCCAAAAAACTACCTACGTTTATTTTTGTTTTCCTTGCTTTAAACTTAGGATCTGCTGCTTTTCTATCTACCCTTACTCTTTTTACTTCATCCTGCAACATTGCTATTCTACCATCACCTGGATTAGCAATACTAATTTCATTAGTAGCTTCCTTTAAGGCACTCAAATAGTCCTCATCATTCTCTATCTCCCAAGGATTATACCCAAGATCAGAAATTATTTTTATCGGTGATACACTAACCGCCATTTAAGATTGCTGTTGTTGCTTTTGCTTTCGCTCTTCCTCTTCAAGATGTTGTTGAAGAAGTATCACATAAATGTCTCGCTCCCAAGGCATCATATTTTCAATTTCAGTCAAACTATATTTATGATATTGCATCAACGAAAAATTGAGTTTGAAGTAACCCTCAAGACTCAAATGCACCAGAGCTAAGCGAAAAAAGACGCTAACCCTTCAAGAACCACATCATTTTCCTTTTCAGTATTAGGATTCTTCACCTTAATAGTATGAGATAATTTAGGCATAGTTTCAAAGAAATTTTCAATCTCTTTGAACTGAGATGAATTCATTGACTCAAGAAATTCAGTCAACTCTTTCTTAGTACAATCAGATGATGACCATACCTCTTCTTCGGTATAGATCTTATCAATACATGATCCAATTAATTCAAATGATTGATCCATCTGATTTCCTTCAGTAAAATCAAAATTATTTTTAATAAATTGATCTAAGGAAGGATACTTCATTTCCATCATGATATTATCATCAAGTTTTATCTGATTGGTATGTCCATCAGTACGTTGAATTTTAATATCATCAATAGGAATATTCTTTTTAACCTCAGTAACACCATCATCAGGACATATTAAATTAACTTCAATAACCTCACCCACAGACTTACCACGAATGTTCAAAAACAAATACTCTATATCAAAAGTAGGTAATGTCTCAACCTTAATTCCCCTTGTTAAAACACAACTCTTAATTACTGCTCTAATAGCATTAGTAATCTCTTTCGTGTCTTCGGTTTCAAGAGCTATCAACAATACCTTTTCTTCTTTAACTAAAAAGGTCTATATCTAACTTTCTTTTGTGTAGAAGGTAGTTCCAACTCATACGTCGGGGTCGAAATTTTTGGTAAAGGCATGATATGTTTATAACAATGTCAGTGTATTTATTTAGTGAGGTTATTTAGTTTTATATCCAACTATTCTTCCTCTCCTATTTCTTATAGGAATTTTAGTAATTGCCTTTGATCCAGCTGGCCAAGTATCACCATACCTCGCATTATCTTTGCGTATTTGTGCTTCAACTTCTCGTTTTGCAGAAGTGGCACTATTACTAATTCCAAAAGCACCTGCTGGAACAGTGGTTCCATAATTTTTAACATCTCTTTTAACTAACTCATCAGTCGAATGAACTGGTACTACTGAAGCTATTGCTTGTTGTTTAGCAAGGTCTTTTCTATCTGTTTTGAATGTATTGTGCTGAACATATCGTATATAAGAATAAGTAACAGTACATTTTAAAACATCAACACTGCCATATGATAATGGCATTGAATTAATAGCAGTAGGATAAGACCTAATAAACTCATATGTTAATTGTTTATCTACTGGATTAACCTTATCTTTTGTAGGAGGAGCAAACTCTCCACCTTTCTCAAACTTTTTAATTAACAATCCATCTATCATATACTCATCAGGATAAGACATCCTATAAAAATAATTTTGATTTCTTAATTTATCTAATGAAGATGCATCACTAGGATCTTCTCCTGCAATATATGCTATATAACTTTCAAAAAATCTTATTGGATAATAAGCATCTTCTTGTGCATTAACATAAAAAGTTAATTGTAGTTGCTGATCATATACTTTTCTATGTGGCATCTTCTCTGTGACACCAGTGTAATCATTATCTACATTAAATGTTATTAAATTATTTCCTGGCAATACTGCTTCCGTACATAACAACGTCAAATAATTATATGGAGAAGTTGATCCTGAATTCAACTGAGATAAAAAACTTGGCACAGGAAATTGAACCTCAAAATACGGAATTAATGAGGGTGATAGTATAGTTTTCCTTAGATCATCTACCGTTTTATGGGTTGGTGTTACCCCCAACTTTGCCATCTAAATAATATTTGACTTACTATGTTATTTATTATGTATGTCAGAGAGTAAAAAGAGTATCTATAAGCCAAGAAATCCAAAGAAATATAAGGGTAATATTAATAATATTATCTGTCGTAGTTCTTGGGAAACTAAATTCTGTGGCTACTGTGATCTAAATGAAAATATTATACAATGGGGAAGTGAAGAGTTCTTTATACCATATAGAGCTCCTGATGGTAAAACCCGTCGGTACTTTCCAGACTTTATCATTAAAGTAAAAGAAAATAATGGTAAGGTTAAAACCTATGTGATAGAAGTCAAACCATTTAAACAAACTAAACCACCAAGAAAGAGAAAAAAGGTGACTCAATCATACCTATACGAATGCAAAACATATGCTGTTAACCAAGCAAAATGGAAAGCAGCAGATGAATGGTGTAAAGATAAAAGAATTGAATTTAAAATTATTACTGAAAGAGAACTTGGTGTAGCATCATGACAGACTCTTTCGGATTCAATGCTGCTGAAGAAGCAGAAGATAATCGTGTCAGACAATATTTAAGTGACCTGAATAATCAAACCAATGATCAAGAAGAAATGATGCTGGAGATTATGGATGCACTAAATGATACAGTAACTCCTATACCTGAAGTAGGAGGTTTCTATACCTTTGTATATAATGCAAAGACTCCTGGTGAATCATATGATCAACATCCTTTAATTGCCTGTGTAGATTTATTCTCATGGGGATTCCGAGGACTTAACTTTCATTGGCAGAAATATAGAAACTATACATGGAATGAACTAGCAGGACAACTCTATATTGTTCAACGAAATGAACTAGATGACCTACTTGCCATACCCTATGGTAAATACATACTTAATCCTCGCTAAATAATAAAAAA